TTTACTCCTATTGAGTTACCAAAATAAAAAAAAGGCCTAAGCCTTTTCTTTTATTCTAGGATTCTCGTGATGAGTAATCTAGTCTTATTAGCAGCAGATAACTTTGTGAAGGTTCTCATAGTAGATTGAGAATACGCTTCACTGGCTTCTGCTAATTCAACAGCGCTGAGAGCTCTAGGTTCTTGGAAACAAGTTTCACAGCTTATTTCCTCTCCTGCTTCATACCCGTCTTCATTTAAATCAGCGAAAACTTCGCTGCTAACGCCCATAAGGTGATTAGCTTCATCTCCTAATAAGACTGTTCCTGTTTTACCAACACGAACTATTAAGGTTCGAGTATGAACCGTTTCGGGAATAACTTGATAAAGAGCTATGTTTCCCTCATAAACACCTAGTCTGTCTTGGGCATCAGCCAAAGCTAGATTTACATTGTTGTTTGCTAATTCCTTTTTACCAGCTGCTTTAGCTGCTTTAGCTGCTAATCTGTCAGCTCTTTTTTGTTCTGCAATTGTCATAATACTTAATTTTTATGTTGACCACTTATGTGGCTAAATAATGTTACGGGGGTGGTGTATTCACTTACACACAGCCTTTAACCACCCACATAATTTTTTAAATTTCAAAAATTTTTTAAAATTTTTTACAAAATAGTACAATATATGAAATAAAAGTTGTACTTTTGTAATGAATAAATTCAACCTAAATAATGCTACAAGCCTTGTTAATGTTAAGAACTACAAAAATCACTAAGTTCAAAAACTCAAAATAGTACAGTTTTTTGTCAAAATAGTCCCTATAATAAAGGGAGTGTTTTGACAAAAAAGTGTACTACTCTGTAGCCCTTGGTATCACTGGGATAAAGCTAAAAAAGGTAAAAAAGACTAATATGTAAAATATGAAAAAAGAATTAGATGTAAGTTTGTTTATAGATAAGTATAGGTATGTGTGGGATATGCATACTGGTATATTAGCAGATAAGAAGAATGAGTTGCTACAGGATATAACTGCGTTGTTTATTGCAACAAAGGCAACTTCAATTATGCCTATTGAGTGTCCTGTATGCAAAGGTAAGGGTAATGTAAAGGTAAGGAACAGGGATATTGTTTGTTCTACTTGTTCTGGGCATAAGGTTATTAATCAAATTATAATAGTTTAGTATGTTTGAAATACACAAAAGTAATGGTAATATAAGGACTATATTGTGCAAAGAAGATATAGTGTTTAGTAATAAGGCTGGCTTAATTGAGTTTAAGTTGTTAGAAGAAACTGTAATAGATGGGGTAGAGGTGTATGTATTTAAGGAACCATTTAGGGTACCTTCTTTTAGAATGTTCTACGCAAGCAGGATAAAAAATGTAAAAGATAAGTACCTGCCAGAATTAATAAAAAGGTTACTATACTTAAATCCTAATCCAGATATGTTTTCAAGGAAAAAAATAGCAGAGTTAATTATATATAAGTTTTCTGCAACTCATCCTGTGGAAAGTGCTGTACTAACGGGTAGGATAGTGGAAGCTCCAAATTTATGGTTTGAAGAGGTATATGAATTGGTTACTAGTATTAATAATTCTGGGGTAATGCGAAATTTTAAGGTAGATAATACAGATTATATTTTATTTCCTAGAAATTGTTCTTTGAGTGTAGCTCAAAAGTCAGATATTAGGGTTAGTATAAGGGGTAGCAAAGCCTGCTGGCATTATAATAGTATGATAGGGGAAACTATCCAGATATTAGATGAAGAAAAACCTACTGTAAAAATTACTTACTCTAAAATAAAAGATAGTAATAGGGTTATAAGGAGTAATGGTAAACCTGCAACTCTAAATACAATAAAGACTCATATAAATAGGGCTAATGAAAGGTTGCTAGAAGAACATAATAATTGGGCTCCATTCTTTTCTGATAAAATTAAGGATAAGTATATTGAGTTTGTTGAGTTAGGGGATATGGATTTAGATAGTATTGTGGAGAACTTACATATTAGTAAATCAACTGCTATGGAGTTTAGGAGATTAAAGGAAAATTTTAATGGTAATGAGAGTATATTTAGACTTACTAAGGAAAATTATACAGTAGAAGAACTAAGTGCTTTAGCTAAACAAAGTATAGAAGATGGTAAATTTAAAAAATAACATAAAATTTGTTTTGTAATATAACAAAATTTATTACCTTTGGTGTCAACAAAAGATATTTTTATGATAACATTAAAAAATGCAAATACTAAGGTAAGTATTGTAGGGGATATTCGTACAGTAGTAAATATCTACTTACGGGTATATTTAGCTAATGAAAGGCTAACCGACAAACAACTAGAAGTAGCCACTGAGCTAGTTCTTAATTATACAGAATATGTGAATAATGCAGTAATAGAGCCTTATGCTTCTACTATATTATTTTCTACAGAAGTTAGGAAAAATATTTGTTCCCATCTTAAGATATCTCCACCACATTTAAATAATACATTTAACGCCTTAACTAAAAAGAATATATTAGCTAGGGAAGGTTCAAGGTACTTAATGAATCCTGCATTAGTTCCTACTAACAGTTTAACTTTTAATTTTAGCTTAAATGGAAAATAATTTAAAAATTATTGAGGAGGTAAGTAAAAAATTGAATTTAAGTAAAATTCAAGTTAAAGAAATAATAAACATTCCATTTGAGGTACTGGTTAAGGCTATTAAATCAAAGGAACATGCCAGCGTTAAGATAAAAAATGTAGGCACTTTTATTAGTCCTACTGTAAGGCTAGAACTTAGAGCTAGAACTCTTATAAGAAGAAAATTAAAAAAAAGTAAAAAACTAACCGTAGTGGCAGAAAACCCTGACCCACTAGAATTTAATTAAATTATTATGAAATTAATTTATGATGTTACAAGTTTGCCAAAAGGATTACCAGTATCTGATTTGATTAAGGTATTTGATAATCATAGTGTAGTATTTTGGGATAGTACTAAAGGTATTAAACCTAAATTATATACAGAAAAAGAAGAAAAGTTTGAATTTACTATTGTAGATACAAATGGTAAGGATATTGATATTGAACAATATCAAAAGGAGTATGCTGAAAAAGAATATTGGGAGAAGGAGTTATTTAATTGTAAAAATTCCCCTATATATTTTTATAGTCACTATGGAGCTACTGAATTTCCAATTACTAATAAAGGGATAAAAGAGTTTTTAGTGTCAATAGGCTTATCAGAGTTAAGTGTTAAGGATAGTGGTAAAGCAACAGCTGCCTGGGAAAAACAAAAAGAAATTGTAAAAGCCATAGGAAGTAACTATACTATTCCTTATTTAAAAGCTTTATCTGAGGATTTTAAACTTAGACAGAATACCTGGGAAGAACTTATCCAATCTTATGAATTTGCTTTAGGTAAATCTATAATCTTAGTGGATAAAAAAGGGGACCCTTTACCTGAGAATAAAAAGAAAGGTAAAGTGATGGAAGCTATACATAAACATCCTGTACCAGATAAGTATAAAAATTATTTGTCAAAGAAGAAATCTTGGGATGCTTCTATGTTAAGCCTTACAGATTATAAAAATTTATTAATTATATTAAATGACTTACAAAATATATAACTATGGGGGTACTATGGATAAATGGATAGCGGACCCAATTACTTGGGAAGAACTTGCATTTACTATTAATGAGGAAAGTTCTGTGTTTTTATCTTATGACCCTAATAAGGGTGTACCTGAAGATGATAAACTTTTAAATATGTTTTTATGAAAATAGGAGATATTACAATACCCCATATTAAGGAATATATTGAAGGTAATATGAGGTTGCTATACAGTAGCTTTATAATGTTAGATGAGTCATTACAAGAGCAAATAATTTATAGAAAATTATGCTGCCCTGATTGTACTACTGAGGGTAGATGTCAGAAGTGTGGATGTTCTTTACCTGGGAAATGGTATGTAACTAAGTCTTGTAATGATGGGGAAAGGTTCCCAGACTTAATGAATGAAAAGGAATGGGAAAAGTTTAAGCTTAAAAATAATATAATAATTGAGTTATGATTGATATAAATAAGTTAATGCCTTATGTATTAAAAATAAATGTTATACAATTAAAGGATATAAAAAAAATTGTGGTAAATATACTACTTGTAAATGGTAATTCTGTAATAGAAAGTAGTTCAGAAGAGGACTTACCTAAGTTTACTAGGCTAGATAAAAAGGTTGCTACTATACAAGTAGCTACTTATAAAGCCCTTACAAGAGCTTATAATGTAGTATTTAAAGTTGTACCTTTGGAAAAAAAGGTTGAGAATGAATTGTTACATAATATAGAAGCAGTATAATGGCATTACAAAGACACCCAGTAGAGAGTTTTTCTCTAAAGTTAAACTTTTGGGAAGAATTTCCTGACTACAAAGTACACCCCTTATTTAGGGAATTGTGGAGTTTAAATAAAAAGAACAATAAACTAGAAGGAAGTTCTTTATTTATGTGGGCTTTATCTTTATGCTATGACAGAAAGAGTAGTTTATTTTCACAACCAGAGGTAGATAAATGGGAAGTAGTGGGTGATATGCTTTGGGAGAATAGTGATATATTTACAAAATTAATTGAGGATATATACACAGTGACAGAATTAAATTTTCCTTTAGGTGTTACTCTTCAAACTTATATTAATGCATTTGAAGAAAGTATTGATACTCCTTTGGGTATAGCATTAAGAAGTCTGGAAAGAAAATTAGTAGAACGTACAGCTTTTATAGCTACTACAGCTTATTCCTTAGATTATTATGAAATTACAAACTCTGGTAAAGCAGTTTTAAGAAAAGGCACGGCTACCCAATTAGACAAAATGTTTACTGACACAGATAAAATCAACTCTCTAGTACAAAAAGCTATGAATGATTTAAGAAGTTCTGAGGATTCTGGCACTACAAAAGGTGGGTTTCAGGAAAGTATGAGTGAAAAGCTAAAACATTTTTAGTATATGTTGGCTATACAGGAAAATATGTGGGTATTGTATAAAAACAAAATACCTGTAGATAAAGTCAAGTTAGATAATGAAATACCCCAGATGAATCCTGCTGGGGTAAAATATCAACAATGGTGGAAAATTAGAAAGAGAAGATGTATTGAGGGTTACTGGGCAGAGCATAATGGAGAGTATAAATTTATATCTGGACCATTGTATTATTATGTAAATTTTCATAAAATTCTACTCACCCCTAAAAATTCTAGTAGTAAAATTAAAAGACTAGGTATCCCTTTATTAAGAGATTTAGAATGGTTAAAAAGTTTTGTGTACGAAGAAGCAAGAGGATTTTCAGGATTTCAAAATGATGATGATTATAGTTGTCATGAAATTTTTACTGTTGCGAATCCTACAACAGAACCAGATAAGTTTAATGAATACTTGCTTGAGTATAATAATACTCAGAATATTATGGCTAGTATTATTAAATTAGATGGTTCTTTTAAAACATACATACCAGCACGAGAATACTTAAGAAAATATTTTACGAAAGAACTAGGTAAACCTTTGTATTATAATATGGCCCATAATGTAGTAGATATGGAATCCCGTGGTGGGGGTAAAAGTTATTTTGGTGCGGGTATGATAGTACATAACTTTTTATTTGATGGGGCAACTGATTATGATGAGTATTTAGATTTTAAAGCTAAAGAAGAACCGCTTTCTTCAGAAACATTAATTGGAGCTATTGACACAAAATACTCTAATGATGTTATTTCTAAAGTAAAGCTAGGATTAGAAAATTTAGCTGGAAAAGTAACTATAGGAGACATTGTACATCCTTCTCCTTTTAATAAGCAATATTATGGTTCTTGGGAAAGTGGTAAAACTGTTACAGCAGGTTATGATAAAAAAATAGGTACTAACTGGGAAAAAGTTGGTACAAAGTCTAAGATACAACATAGGTCCTTTAATGATAACTTTATGGCTGCTAATGGTACTAGACCTAACTTAAGTCTTATAGATGAGGTAGGGTTTATGTATAATCTTATAGCTGTTCTAGGACAAATGAAAGAAGCTGCAGCAGATGGTACTGTAAAGACTGGTGTTATATGGGTAACTGGTACAGGTGGAGATATGACTGGGGGAGCAACAGAAGAAGTAAAACAAGTATTTTATTCTCCAGAAGCTTTTGATTGTTTAGCTTTTGAGGATGAATATGAAAATTATAAAAATAAAGTGGGTTTATTTATACCTGCTTGGATGACATTAAATCAATTTAAAGATGATTTAGGAAATACGGATTATAGGTTAGCTTTATCTTATTTAAATAGAACTAGAGAAAAGTTAAAAATAAATGCCAAGAAGAAAAAATCCTATGAAGATGAAATTGTTTCTAGACCTATAACTCACTCAGAAGTATTTTTACTTACTAATGAGTCTATATTACCTGTATTAGATTTAAAGGAACATTTAGATAATATGTTATCTTTACAAGGTGACCCTAATATTGATGGGTTAGCAGGATGGATGCATATAGACGAAGCTGGAGAACCTTACTTTAAGCTAGATGCTAGTAATTATAAACCTGCAGATTATCCTGTAAAACCTAATATAGATAATACAGGAGCGGTAGTTATTTGGAAAATGCCTTTAGAAAATGCTACTTATGGGTGGTATGTAGGGGGAAATGACCCTTACGATTTTGATAAGGCTCCAAATTCAGTTTCATTAGGTAGCATACTTATTATGGAAAAAGGTTCCATTCATAATGGGGGGATAGATTCTATTGTTGCTGAATACACAGGCAGACCTTCACTAGCTTCAGATTTTTATGAACAATGTAGAAGATTACTTATATTTTATAAAAATGCTTCTTGTTTATATGAAAATGAAAAGCAAAATATTAAGACCCATTTTAAATCTATGAATAGTATTGGATTATTAGCATTTACTCCTGGAGTTTTAAAGGCTAATGAAACTTCTAAAACAGCTAGAACTAGAATTTATGGGCAACACATGTCAATTATTGTAAAAGATGAAGTAGAACTTTATTTAAGAGAATGGTTATTAACCCCAATTGGTGATGGAAAATTACAATTACATACAATAAAATCTATACCTTTGCTAAAAGAATTGATTTCTTATAATAAAAATGGTAACTTTGACAGGGTTATTGCATTAATGTTATGTATTATCTTGTTAGTAGAAACTAGAAATTATGCAGTAGAAAAAGTAAAAGAAGAAATTAAAGCTGACAACGAAAATTTTTTTAATAGAAAATTATTTGTGCAAAATATGCGGAGATATTAATTTATAAGTTATGGATTATACAAAAGAAGTGTCAAATGGTATTAATAGTATGCCAGAACAAAACATTCCATTTTCACAAAAAACTAAGGAATGGGGAATTAAGAATTTGTTAGCTATTAGAGCAATGTCAAACACTACTGATGATACAGGTAGAAGTTCTAGAGAAAATAAAGAAATAAATTATGATTTAGTAAATTCTATATTTAGAGAGTCGGATTTTGAATCCACTTTAAATCCTTATGGTATTAAAATGGAGAAATTTGGTGGTGTTGCTACTAAAATGCAAAATTATAATATTATTCGTAGTAGGCTAGAAACTTTGAGAGGAGAGGAAATGAGTACTGCATTAAACTTTTTTGTGTATGCAATTGCTGGGGATGCAGTATCTGCCAAGAAGCAAAAGAGGATAGATATGGTTAAAGAGTTATTAAAGGCTAGAGTAGGAATGGAGTTCCAACTAAAGGAACAAATAGAATCTTTAACTGAACAAATGCAAACTTTACAAGAAAATATAAAAACTGCACAAGACCAAGCACAAATGCAACAAATGCAAGCTTCTATGCAAGAATTGCAAAATCAACGTAATAACTTACCAGACATACAGGCAGAAATGAAAGCTTTTAATTCTAAGTATGTGGACCCTACTGAACAAACTAATAATAAAATACTTAAATTTTTAAAAAAACAGGATAATTTAGCTTTAAAGTTTAATCAAGGTTGGTTTCATGGCTTAGTATCTTCTGAGGAAGTTTATTATACTGGGATATCTCACGGTCATCCATCTGTACGAGTAGTAAATCCTTTACAATTAGACTATGATAAAGGGTCTAATACTACTTTTATACAAGATGGTAACTGGGTAAAAGAAGAATATTGG